AAGTAACTGAATAGCCTAGTGCAAAGTGGGCGATATAAAGACCGAGCCGACCTGTCGCGTAACGACACGTCCGATCCCAGGATGTTAGCTATTGCTGAGCAACTCACTCAGTTTACGGAAGGGACGTTTCTACAGGGCTGTACGATATCAGAGAATCTGCGGTGAGGACGGTTCTGAAATGAACACCTACACTATAGAAAGGAGTGACGAGGGTATGCAAAGCACACAGCCTCATCCTTTAACAGCGAGGCCGTATAGAATGAAACGTCTTGATGATTACTGTAGACGAATGTCTTCAGATCGAGACTTTGTTCAGTACGATCCTAATGTTGCAGCAGTGTTAAAGGAGCAGGGTTATCGATGGGACGAAACTCCACGTTCGATCTATCGTGTCGATAAACTGTATGAAGCACTGCACAAGTACGATCCTGGTAGGATACCTGATGTTCAGTTCACCCCTGAGGTGAATCATGGTATTGCGCTCGCACGTGCTTGTTTTTCCAGACCCAAGGATGAGCCGAAACTTCGGTCTCTCCCGTTAACCATGGATGTGGTTATCGAGCTTACATCTAATCCTACTGGTTCATCAGGTCTTACAGCCTGGGGAGTTAAGAAGGAAGATGCAATGCTTCGAGGTCTAGAGCGAGGTGAACAAACTCTTCTTCAGGAGAAAGCGCCTGAACCGTGTATCGCGTTTACGCGTACACAATTCAACGAGAAGACTCGTCTTGTTTGGGGTTATCCCTATAGCATGACTATTCTCGAAGGACTTGTAGCTCGACCTTTGATTCAGAGGTTCAAGGGTTCATCGCTTACTCCAATGGCATTCGGTATGTCCACACATAAGATGGGCTCAAAGTTGAGAACTGCCGCAAGGCACAGTCGCTACGCCTACTCTATTGATATGAGTTCTTTTGATTCATCTATTTGTGCGCGATTGATTCGTATATCATTTGGAATTTTAAAGACTTGGTTTGATTTAGAGCAGTGTGAACCTACAACTGGTGTTAGCTATGGAAAACTCTTCGACATAGTCGAGAATTATTTCATACATACACCTATTGTTATGCCAGACCATAAGATATACCTAGGTAAAAGGCATGGTGTTCCCAGTGGTAGTTATTTCACTCAAATGATTGACTCCATTGCTAATGTCATTATTGGCGGTACAATATCAGCATACTTCCACATGAATGTGGACAAGCGTGACATTTTTGTGTTAGGCGATGATCTGCTGCTATGGTCAGATCGTAATGTTGATTTGGTTAAATTAGCAAACTATGCCTCGAATTTGTACGGTGTGGAATTCAATCCGAGCAAATCAGAACGTTTCATGTGGAACGAACCTGTGAAATACCTTGGCCGGTTGTGGGACAAGGGTATACCTGATCAAGGAGTTGATCAGATTATAGCAAGGATGGTCTATCCCGAACGTTTTCGTACTTATTCGAAAGAACCCGAAAAGAAGGAGAGGGAGGTTAAACTACTTCTTGCAGCATTTGCTAGTACGTATAAGAGTGCCAACCATATTCTTAAGCTAGCTGTGGGAACAAAAGGAGTAGTGATAGCTCCAAATGCTGATGACGTTCACGTATTTGTGGATAACCTTGATGTCGACCCGGACCATCTCTCTGGGCTGCAGAGGTATAAGATGATATATCTTAGGGAGACTACTAAGTATAAGGTTCCTGCTTCCATTGTGAGCATGTGGGTAAAGTAGGTTGGTCGTGAG